ATAATTTGAATCTATCACAGACAGATTCGTTAACAAGTAGTCTCATATCTCTATCTGAATAGCATCAATATGGTCATTAAATTGATTCAGGTCACCCTTTAGCATATCCTCGTTCCAGTAAGGGCAATCAATCTTCTTATGTTCTACACCAGCCAAACCAGTAGGTTCAAAATAACCGCTATCATCCAACTGGCTCATAAACCCATCATATATTGGGTATAGGTTTGGAATAAAATTATCAATCATTCGTTGCTGAGTAGTAAGTTCGGGCTTAGTTAAATTACAAATCATAATCGTAAGACTATTTAATTCGCAAAACCCATCCTGGTTACCATAGTGCTCAGCATAGTTCATCACAAGCCAAATCAGTGGATATTTTTTATTACCAGTTGTAATTCCCATATCCTTTTGCGTTAACTTACGGGTTACATCCTTTAGTTTACCGTAATCAAAATAAACAGCACGGTCTAACGTAGTAGATACCTCGCTAACTACTGTTTTAAATAATTCCGGTATGTTCACTCTCGGCTTACTCATATACCAAATTGATTTTGCGGTGCAAAAAAACGTTGCCTGCCCACCCAATTACTATCTACCCACTCTGGATAATCGTTACGGTTGCTCTGTAAAAAATAACAAAGCTCCTGAGTCGTCCTGCTCATCTCATTCCAAACCCGGTTCATTTTTATCATAGGAGAAACAAGTACTGCATTTTGAGCCTGTGTAGCCGCCTCGCCTAACCCTACCGTTTGCGTGCTTTGGTCTTTTAACCAATGCCAGTAAACGTAGTTGGCAATTAAACTGCACGGAACTGAATCGAGCATAAAGAATAACCCGTTCCATTTTTTTAATCTACCATCCATACCATCATATTCGCACCCGTTAACTAACCTCTCAAACCTGGTTGAGTAAGATGAAAGCGAATCATCCTCCTCGGCCTGAAGTTCAGCGGCCAGTAACTTATATAGCTCATACCCAAAAATATCCTGCAATAATTCTGGCTCATACTTATCAATAAAGTACTGTAACCGTTCAAGTATTGCAACATTATCAGTATTAGCTATACTTAGTGTTCCTACGAAATATGTTTGGTCAATCAATGACATAAAATGCTATTCAAATATTAAATTAGAAACCACTTACACTTCCGCCGTCAATGGTTGTCATGGTTTCGTAAATGTCATCATAACAAATTGCTTTCTTCCGGGTATCGCTTATATAGCTATGATAGCGAAGCTCTCCCAGGACACAGAACTTATTATTAATGAAATTATCGTTAATCCATCCAACTCTCAACGCAAAGTCTTTATAAATATCCACGTTGTACTGCTTCAGGTCGCCGACCAATACCTTTTTAAATAAAAGTTTATTGGCAAATACCATCATACTTTGTATTCGTCCGCCGAACGGTGGCAACAGGAATGCAGCGTTATTATCCTTGCTGCTTTCAAGTAATACGTCCGTCAAATAATTCATTGCTACAGTATCGGGTGTAAAATTGTACGAACCAACCTGGCCAATCATAGCCAGAATAGCATCCCATCCGCAGGCTTCCTGAATCTGCCCGTTAAGGGCGGTTATTTCATACGGTCTTGCAACCGCAAGTACATCGGTTTGAATTTGGTCATCCCATGCCCGAATAACATCAATCCCCAATAACCGACGAACCGCCGTAGCTAAACCGGGAACATCAGTATCAAATTCTTCAGTCAGTTCAATATACGCAGCAGCTTTTTTAGCTGTACTGAATTCGACCTGGAACCGATGTTGAGTAAGTGGTTTTGCACCACCCTCTGCAATGTTAGTACCGGGTGTACCCTGGTAATCAATTTCATTAAGCCATGCTAAACGAAACTGATTTGTACGTCCAACGTTTACGTGATTAATGATAAAATTGGGGTTCGTTGCAATATCAAATAATTCCAATTCGGGGCCGCCAATACCTGGCGCATAGGGGCTGCCTGGAGGGCTGGTCATTGCAGCAATTGAGCCACTTACTGAAGTTACTCCTGCAGCTTTAAAATCACTTGCCGTTATTTCAATAAAGCCGCTACGTGCATCACGAATAGCGTGCATCTTTTCCATGAACGGAACATCTATATCGACACCCTTTTCGTCTTTAGCTTTTATATTACCGCTAAAGAAATCCTGTAATGTTTTTTGTGTAACCCTGCCACCGGTTTCTTTCAGTGTGTTAATAATAACACCCTGCTCTTTGGCAACGTCTTCAGCCTTCTGAAGTTTTTCATTAATACTTTTAAGTTCAGTTTGAAGTAGTTCTTTTTTATACTCTTCAAACATCGCAGGGGTTACCATGCCCTTTGTCATTTCTGCATACTTGGCATTTAAACTGTCCTCAATGAGCTTGGCCTGTTCTTTTATTTTATCGGCCGACTCTTTGCCCAGCTTTTCTACCAGTTCCTTATATTGAATATCTGTCATGTCTTAAAAATTAACGGTTAAAAAATTTTGTTTCCTTTATCGCTTTATCCAAATCAAACGGTACTTCCATTGCCCCGGTTTGCGTTACAAATTGCCCACATGATGGACATTTACAGTAACCCATTCCAGCTTCAGGTTCTTTTATATAGTCAAACTGATTCATACAGCCGCTACATATTACCAGTGAATTACTTTTACCATTAGTGTCCTCCGAAAGACGGCGCTGCGCCAACAGCGTGTCCTTCATTGACGGCTCTTGTTCAAATAATTCACTTATGATTTGTTTTAATTGACGAGTTTCTAATTCATAATCCAGCATAGCATAATCGCTCTGCTTACCGGAACGAAGTTGTTTTTCAAGAATATCCAGCCGCTCGTATATCTTTATCTGAACAGCTTCTTTGTTTTCTTTTTTAACTCCCAGATACGGGCTGAGTTTATTACTCCCGAACGATACCGGACTCCATTCAAATAATTCAATCTCCTTAACTAAAAACATATAGCCTGTCTTTTCTGCATCTTCCGGATTAATAATCATACCTATCCACTTTTTCCATTCATCATCATCGGCAGAAACAAATGATAAATCTACATACCTGAATCCAATTGAATGCTGGTCGATAACACCCTCCTGGTATTCAATCAGCATATCATTACCAACCGTGGTAGTAAGCATCTTTGATTCGCCATATAATACTTTGCGATTTGAGATTGTAGTTTCTTCCAGCTTAGTAGGTTTACCTATACGGGTACCTATAACATGGTCCTTAACGTTTTTAATTTTTGCATCACCGACACTTTCAGGCCCACGTTCCTGTATTGACTTAGCACAGCAGCCCGGTAGTAATACATCCTGGTCGTTATCAAAAAATAAATAAGTATTAGGGATACTGGCCACCGTCCGTTTCGTCATATCGACATCTTTAGTAACCGTATCTAAAGACTTTGTTACCCGGTAGTGCGTAGCCATCTTAATGGCTTTTATAGCAGCGAGTTCGGCGGGGGTTTTTAAATTATTTAGCATGATTAAATTTTAAATGTTTACCATTACCGCTTACAGGTGGTTCGTCTTCTGGAGTAGTTGTAATTTCCGATGCCATACGTGCAGCATCTTGCGGAGACAATCCAAATACTATTTCTAAAGTCGCCTGTCTTGCATCTTGACTCATACCCTGAGCTGTTACAACTTCAATTAAACCTTGAACCCCGCCGACTCCAATTATAACAGCTAACGGTACGCCGGATTCTTTCGGGTCTGTTGCTCTTATATCGCCGAGCTTGCCTGGTAATGGGTCATAGCCTAACTCAACTAACCAGTCATTGATAGTTACAAGTCCAGCATCAAATTCAATCTTCAGCGCTTCAGTTAATGTTTTTCTTGCTGTTGATTTCTGAACCTGGTCCTCCTGTAATATCGGCAGGTGCGAATAATCGGTTTCTATCTTCAGTCCAAGTTTAGTCAATCCAAAAAAATTGTCCCACGTTTCATCTATACTTTCAGCTTCTGGTATAATAGCGTTCTGATATAATCCTTTCTCCGCAGTATTTTGATTGTTGTAAGTTGAATCCCTTAGGCCCATCAGAAACGGCGGGAACGAATACCCGTTACAAACCTCAACGGAGTTTTCAGCTACAAATTCAATCAGCATCAGTTTACGTGGGTCAGTACCCATGCTTTGCCACTTAATAGCGGCCGGCGATATTATATATCTAAACTGCCCACGCCGTATTCCATACTGGCGTTTAAAGTCAAGCTGCAGTTGTTCTTTTTCTTTTAGCCCCATCGCAACAGACACAAATTGCCCGCCACCATTATCGGGTGTAATTATACCCTGACTTCCGGCATACGATATAACTTCGTTTTCACTTTCCAGCGCAGCAACAATATTATCAATTGGTTTTTCTAATAAACAAACCCTGCTTTCAGGAAATACCATTGTATTAAATGACGGAGTAAAGTCTTTGAATATGCCAAGATTTTTTAGCGGCAAGTCGGTTTGGACTCCTTTATAATTTAATTTTACGTGCTCTATAATCCCACTAATATCTGTCTGGTAAAATAATTTAGATGTCTCCTTTACATCAATCATATACGGCGGAATATTCCAGAGGCTTGTAGCCTCAATTACACCATACTTCTCAAACCCAGCCGGTATAATTGGTAATACAATACAGAACCCGAATAACTGCATATATATTTTCTGCTGCGCTTTAAATTCTTTTTCGCCTTGCAGCGGGTTTGGTTTCTTCATTAAAGCCCGTATCTTCTTAACTTCTTCCGTAGTAGCCTCTTTGCCTTTAGTGTTCATTATAAACATCTTTCCGTTTATATGCGCCTGCGCCTTGCGATTTATAATTGAACTTAACGGAGGACATTTTTTATAAGCAGTTAAGCAGCTATTCATGCCACCGTATTTAAAACTACTGCCCCGCCCGAACGCAGTGAATAAACCAGTACCATCATTTAAACCGTTAGCAATATCTATATTAATTGGCCCTGGATTAGAATCGTCTAATACCGGGTCATTCCACGGAAGCCCGTTATAAGGCATCCCAAAACCATAATCTTTTACTCTGCGTATCAAACTCATTTAACCGATTGTTTTTGTTTATGAGCACCATTTAATTTCAGCTCAGATTCCTTAACTGGCCTATCCCAATATCCGGTATTACGTATCCGGCCAATCCATGAAGACCATAAAGCCCATGTAATACCGGCCCAAGATAAAAGTGAAAGCAACAGACAAGCAATATTATCGCCTATTGTATAAATATTACCCTCGGCTTTATGCTCAGTAATAAGCATCCAGTAACAGATATTAAAGCCTATGATATAAGTAACAGAAAGAATAAGTATCAGCATATATATAAATTAAAAAGGCCAGCAATACATTTTACTGTATTACCGGCCTTCATGATTATTCGAGGCTCTATAATTTTTGAATCAACGATTTTTCTTCACCAAAT